GTTCGCCGTCAACTGGGCTGACGGCATCGTGTATGTCAAGGCGGCTGATGGCTCGGTTCAGTCGGTGACGCTAGGCGGTGGTGGCGGCGGCTCAAGTGGTGGCGGCTCTGCGAACATCGTCGAAGCCGCGACGGCGGCGGGCTTCCCGGTCACGGGGGCCAGCCAGACGTTGTATATCGCAACTGATGCCAGCCGCGCCTTTCGTTGGGATTCGTCTGGCGTCTACATCGAGATAGGAAACTAACACCATGCCATTCTCATTCCCAGCATCACCGGCAGTCAACGCAACGTCCACCCAAAACGGGCGCGAGTACCGCTACGCAGGAAACAACACATGGGAACTCGTCGCGGCGAGCGGCGGTGGCTCGCTCTCGGCGACGGTGACGATCCCTGCAAGCGATCCTAACTATGCAAGCACGCTTTTGCTCGCTCGCTTCGACGGCAATTTTTCTGATTCCGGCCCAAATGCTCTCACGGCAACTGTCGGCGGGTCGGCAACCACGTCGGGCACCACCACAAAGTTTGGCGGCGGTGCGGCGTACTTCCCGTCTGGCAGCAACATTACAAACAACGTCATCAAGTACGGAAGCGGCTCTCAGTGGAATCTGATGGGCGCGGATTTCACAATTGAGGCGTGGATTTACGCGGAGGTCGCCAGCAATTACCACGGACTCATATCGCGCGACAATCAGGACGACAGGCGAAACTGGGCGTTGTTGATAGATTTTGATGGCGTCAAGCCGCTGTCGTTCGTTGCGTTCAATACGTCTGCAGGTCAGTACATCACGCTCGCTGATTCGCAGGCTTTCTCACTAAACCAGTGGGTACACGTTGCGGTGGTCAGGGACTCGGGAGTGTTCCGGCTCTACAAGAACGGCGTGCAGGTTGCTTCGGCGGCTGCTTCTGGCGGCACGGGCACGCTATCGACGGCGAGCGGCCCTATCAGCATTGGTGCCCTGAACGAGAGCGGAGCGTATGGCTTTCAGGGCTACATCGACGAGGTGCGTGTGCTATCGCAGTGCATCTACAAGAACGGCACTACATTCACCGTCCCGCAGTATCCCGTTCCTGCATACACGGCGGCGCAGACGTTGCCGGTGGTCGGCACTGGCAGCGGCGGCTCTGGCCTGTCATGGTCAAGCGTGCCAGCCTCCGCGACGGCAAGCGGGACGGCGGGGCAGATTGCGTATGACGCGCTCGGCAAGTTTTACCTCTGCACTGCCACCAATACGTGGAGAAGGACGACGCTGTCGTCGTGGGTCTCGGACCCGTACTTCAGCAGCGTGTCACTCCTGCTGCACATGTCTGGGGCAAACGGCTCAACTACGTTCAGCGACTCAAGCAGTGCAGCACGGACGGTCACGCCAAGCGGCTCCGCTGCCATCAGCACAGCTCAATCTCGGTTCGGTGGGTCTAGCGGCTACTTCAATATGAGTGCCGACTATCTGGACATTGCCAACAACGCTGCGTTTGATTTCGGTACTGGCGATTTTACGATTGAGACGTGGTTTTATGCGTCGGCTGCTTCTGGCGAAAACTACTACCCAATCTTCCACAATTCGCTTTTGTTCTACGCCGCAAACACTGGAAGCAATTCCGGCCGCGTAATGGTTTTTGACGGGTCTACAAACGTTGTTGACACCGGCGTATCTGGCAACGTGTTTTCTCTCAATACGTGGACGCATTTGGCGTGGGTGCGAAGCTCGGGTGTGATCACAATCTATGTAGATGGCATATCCAAAGCGTCAGCGACCGTGTCTGGCTCAATCAGTTCAGGAAGTCCTAACAGAATCGGTCGATTCGGGTCTGCTTCGTTCAGCGGTGCTACGGCCTACATCGACGACCTGCGGATCACCAAGGGCGTGGCTCGCACGATTACCGTACCGACTGCGGCGTACCCAGACGAGTGATCCAATGACCCGTGACTCCATCTTTCTCGCCGCTCTCATCACGTTCTCGCTTGCAGCGGGCGTGATGGCGTCCCGGGCGGCGATCTGGTCGGCCAGGTGGTACGCGTACCGGATCGTCCGTGGGTTCGAGTGAAAACTGGGTTGACGCCTATTCCGCCTATGGCAGGCTCGAGGGGTGTACCGCCACCACGGAGGGCTGACGCATGGCCAAAAAGGCCGGACTACTGGACGAGGTTCTTAGTCGGCTATCAAGGCCAAAGCGGCGGCGATGGATCGACGGCGTACCGCCGGACATTTGCAGCGAACTAGAGCAGGTGAGGGAACAGTTTTGCGGCGGGCTGATGGGTCGCACGAGCGCGAACGGGCTATCCAACCTGCTGGCAGAATCCTTGGCGGCCCGCGGCATCCAGGTACACCATTCGACGTTGGTGCGATGGCTCAAAAACTAAAACCATCGTCCACGTTGGCCGCCGAAGTAGCCGCCAAGCTGCCGGCCCCGGCCCCCCCGGCCGACGCCGAGCAGGTGACGCAGACGCAGAAGGGCGACGTGCTCGAGGCCCGTTCCACGTCGCGCACCATCCGCACGGTTGACGATCTGCTTCGGCATATCGGTGCCGACCTGTCGGCGTTCGAAGTCGCCGCGAGCGAGGCAACCAAGTGGGAGTGTGCCACGGTGGACCGCTCCACGGGCCAGCCGATTGTGACGGAGCTGTTCCGGGTGTTCGTCCGGCTCAAGCCCCGGCCCGGCCCCGGGGTTCGCGAGGCAGTCGCGGCGATGATCGCGGCCGCCAAGAAGGAAATACGCCGGCCTGCCCGGCCGAGGGCCAAGCTGGCTAAGTCGAGCGACCGGTGGGCGGTGCTCATCGTGGCCGACACTCATTTCGCCAAGTACGCATGGCACCGATCAACGGGTGACCAAGACTACGATCTGTCGATTGCCGAGCGGCTTGTCGGCCAGGCGTCCGCCGAGCTGCTCGAGGTGGCCGCACGGTACAAGCCCGGCCGGCTGACGGTCGGGATGCTGGGCGACCTGTTCCATTACGACCGCCCCTCCGGCGAAACAACCAAGGGCACTCCGCTCGAGCGGGATGGCCGCCTGCAGAAGATGATCGAAGTGGGCTGGGGGTCGCTGATCGGATTGGTTGAGAAGGCCGCGGAGACGGCCCCGTCTGACGTGACGATAGTGCCCGGCAACCACGACGAGAGTTTGAGCTGGGCCTTTCACCGGATGCTGCTCGAGAGATACAAGGCCGACAAGCGGGTGATCGTTGACGAGGCGTATACGTCTCGCAAGTACGCCAGCCACGGCCGCAACCTGCTGGGGTTTGCTCACGGCAACCATGCCAAGAAAAAGCTGCCGCAGCTCATGGCGTTAGAGTCGGCGGACAAGTGGGCGACGTGCCCGTACCGCGAGATTCATACCGGCCATCTGCATCACCAGGCGGCCGAGTGGTCGCGGCCGATTGAAACCATCGACGGGGTGCTCGTGCGGGTGGCCCCGTCCCTCGGTCCGGCTGACGACTACCACGCGACCCATGGCTGGGTTCACAACCGGCAGGCCATGGAGCTGTTCATCTACGACCATGGCGGTGGGCTCGAGGCCATGCACGTCGCCGGCCCGCGGATCGGGGGAAGCCGATGAGCTGGTCGATGCTGCCGGCGGACTATCTCGCGGACGCCAAGCGGCGGGCCTATCGGTATCAAGGGCAATGGACGGGGACGGCCGGGTCGCTGGCCGCCGACGTTGCCCGGTTGCTCAAGGAGCGGGAGGTGCTCGTGGGGATGCTTCCAGGTTCGGCTGAACAGAGTATTTCGATAGACCAGCCACCGGCCGCAGGGGCCGCCTGTGACATTGACGCGGAGTGGGCCGGCGTTCGCGGGCGTCACCAGGAGATGCACCGCCGCATCCGTGACGGTGGCCGCGGGTTCCGGGTCATCGGCATTTCGGGGCGGGCCGGGTCCGGCAAGACGACCGTGGCCGGCATGATCCCCGGGGCCGTTGTGCTGCAACTAGCCGACCCTCTCTACGCCGCACTGGCCGCGATGCTCGGCCTGCCGGAGTCGATGCTCCGCAGTCCGAACTACAAGGAAAAGCCGGTGCCCGGCCTCGGCAAGTCCCCTCGCCAAATGCTTCAGACGTTGGGCACGGAGTGGGGCCGCGAGCTGGTTGACCGCCATATCTGGATTCGACTACTCGAGCGGCGGGTCGCCGCATTGCGGGAGGCCGGGGTCGAGACGGTCGCGGTGGCCGACGTGCGATTCGACAACGAGGCCACGGCTATCCGCGAGATGCCAGGCGGGGAAGTGTGGCGGGTCCACCGGGCCGGGCCGGGGACGGCCGCCAGCCACTCGAGCGAGGCCGGCGTCACGCTGCTAGGGCACGAGGTTGAGATTCAAAACTACGGGAATCTCGACGCCCTGCGGACCCGCGTGCTCGAGGCTCT